ACATGTCAGATTTTTTTAGTTTTAAACTCCCAGAGGATTTTGTAGAAAAGTATAAAACCCAAGAAAGCCCATTTGGATTTAAGGATGCAGCAGAAAATTCCCTTGGAGAAATTACTTTTATTCGCACATATTCTCGTGTAAAGGAAGATGGAACTAAAGAGCGTTGGCACGAAGTCTGTCGTCGTGTAATTGAGGGAATGTATTCGGTTCAGAAGAATCATGCTAAAGAAAATCGTTTGCCGTGGAATGATTATAAGGCTCAAAAGTCTGCTCAAGAAGCATTTCAAAGAATGTTTGAATTAAAGTGGACTCCACCAGGAAGAGGCATGTGGACTTTTGGAACACCAATGACAATGGAAAAGAGAAACTCTGCAGCACTTCAAAACTGTGCAATGGTCTCAACAAAGGACCTGGACAAAAATGATCCAGGAGCACTTTTTGCTTGGGTAATGGATGCTTTAATGCTTGGTATTGGTGTAGGTTTTGATACCGTTGGACAAGAAAAAGGGTTTTTAATTTATACCCCAACAGAGCCAGCATCAACTTATGAAATTCCAGATACTCGTGAAGGTTGGGTAGAGTCAGTTCGTCTTTTACTAAACTCCTATCTTCGTCAAAATCAATCTATTCAGAAATTTAATTATGACCTTATCCGTCCTCTAGGAGCACCAATTAAAGGCTTTGGAGGGGTCGCCAGCGGTCCAGCGCCGTTAATTCAACTACATGCACAGATCGACAAAGTAATCGGTGGTAGAGCAGGAGAAACACTAGATTCTCGTGCTATTACAGATATTATTAATCTTATTGGAACTTGCGTAGTATCTGGAAATGTTCGTCGTTCTGCAACCCTTGCATTGGGTGCAGCAGGAGATGAAGACTTTATTAATCTAAAGAACTCTGAAGTGTTTCCAGATAGAAACTCCTTTGATCCAGAAAATCCAGGTTGGGCATGGATGTCAAATAACTCAATCTCTGCAACTGTTGGAATGGATTATGAGAAGTACACTGATTTAATTGTTAACAATGGAGAACCAGGGTTTATTTGGCTTGATGTTGCTCGTAACTTTGGTCGTTTAGCAGACCCAGCAGATGGCAAAGACTATCGTGTAATGGGTTTTAATCCTTGTGCAGAGCAACCACTAGAGTCATACGAACTTTGCACTCTTGTAGAAGTTCACTTAAATCGCCATGATTCTAAGGAAGACTTCTTAAAGACATTAAAGTTTGCATATCTTTACGGAAAGACTGTAACACTACTTCCAACTCACTGGCAGCAAACAAATGGCATTATGCAACGCAATCGTCGTATTGGAACCTCCCTTACAGGAATTGCTTCATTTGCTGATCAAAAAGGTTTGCCAGTTGTTCGTGAATGGATGGATGAAGGTTATAACAAGATTAGAAATTATGATAAGCAATATTCAGAGTGGTTATGTGTTCGTGAATCAATTCGTGTAACTACAGTTAAACCATCTGGATCTGTTTCAATTCTTTCTGGTGCAACTCCTGGAGTGCACTGGGGACCAGGAGGACAGTTTTTTCTTCGTGCAGTAAGATTTGGAGACACAGATCCAATGCTTCATTTATTTAGAGCAGCAAACTATAATGTTGAAAAGGATGTTGTTTCAGCAAACACTTCTGTTGTATATTTTCCAATTAAGTCTGGTCATCCAAGATCTGAAAAGGATGTAACATTATTTGAAAAAATTGCTCTTGCAGCAACTGCTCAAAAGTACTGGTCAGATAATGGTGTTTCTGTAACACTTTCCTTCGATAAAGAAACAGAATCAAAACATGTTGCTCCAGCACTACATATGTATGAGGGTCAACTAAAGGCTGTTTCGTTTTTACCAATGGGTAACACCGTTTATCCACAGCAACCATATACTCAAATAAATGAAGAGCAGTATGAGTCATATATCGGTAAGTTAAAACACATTGACTTTAGTGCAATTTACGACGGTATTGACAACCTAGAAGCATCTGGAGAAGCGTACTGTACAACAGACTATTGTGAGATTAAGGTAGAAACTAAAAAGTCGTAGTATGGTAAAATAGACTTACAATGTCTACTTCATCAAATTTATATGCGGAAAAAATATATGCGGAGCACCCAACCGCTCTTTGGTCCCTAGATGACAAGTGCGACTACCTAACTTTGATCGATGAGTCTACTAGAGATATTTCCTCTTGGACAATTACTGGTGGGTCTGCCTTAAATCATTTATTGGTTGGAGAGCCTTTTCCCGAAAGTTATACTACAAAATTAACTGGTGTTTTACCGAGTACTACTTTTGGTCAGATAGTGTGCATTAGTGATGATATAACAAACTTCTCAACACTAAGTCAATCACTTTCAAACTTTTCAGTCGGTGCATTTGTTAATTCACTTGGTCCATATGCAATAAGTTATGAGATTGGATACGAGTACTACGATATAGCAACAAGCAGCATAATCCAAAATTTAAAAACATATACTACATCTATTAGGGATACTTGGTTCTTTATATCTGAAACTTTTGATATTCCAGAAAATGATATAGAGTTTAGATTAGTAATAAAAGTAAATTATGTTGGTGGAGCAAGTAGCACAGAGGATTATCAGTTTTTAATAAATGGTTTGAGTTTGGGTCAATGGTCAGAAGAGTTTAACTCTTTATCTCTTGGTATATCAGGTACAGCAATTCCTTCAGACATCGCAGTTGATGCATTATTTGGAGTTGAGGCTAATGCTTATGGTCTACAGGATAGTAAGGGTTACTACTTAATAAATAACAATTCTCTAGTGGCAAAAAATACTGGTATTCCATTAGTTTATGGTGCATCAAGTCTAACAAAACTTTTACCAAATAATAACAAGCCATCGCTTATTGTTCCAGGTCTCGGATTTCTTAATGAAGAAGGTCAGTATAAAGATTATACTCTTGAGGCATGGCTAAGAATTAATTCAGACGCTACTACTAAAAAAAGAATTATTGGTCCAATTGGATCTGAAGACGGGCTGTATGTAGATGGACCATTTCTAACTTTAAAAATTGATAATAATTTTAGTTCATATTATGTTGGAGAATGGACACGACCAATGCTTATCCATATTCGTGTTTCAGAAAACTATGCATCTTTGCTTGTTAATGGAGAAGAGGTTATCTCTTTAAACTACCTAACATCTGAGTTATCGCTTCCATCTAAAATAAATTCTAGTAATAAAAATCAAAACTGGATTGGGTTTTATGCATACGAGGATGTGTCCCCTATTGAGGTTGACTGTGTTGCAATATATAATTATCAGGTTCCTATTATTTTAGCAAAAAAGAGATTTGTTTATGGTCAGGGTGTAGAGTTTCCAGAGGGTATTAATCAGGCATACAGTGGCTCATCAATCTACATAGATTACCCATTTGCAGATTATACAAATAATTATTCTTACCCAAACATTGGAAATTGGGATCAGGCAAATATTGACAACCTAAAGGTAGAAGATAACTTATTGTCTACTCCAGACTACTCTTTGCCAGAAATAGTCCTTGAGTCTGGTACTATTTCAACTCTGTACGAAAGTTTAGGTTTATTACAGGAAGAAGATAACCTATTCTTCTCGTTTAGTCCTGTAGATAATGGATACATGTTGTTTAATGATCTTAACTTCTTAAATAAAAAAGTGAGGGCTTTTTATGGATCATTTAAATTTTTAGAAGAGCCAGAATTAAAACAAATACTTTTTAGGTTAGAGGCTCAAAATTCTTTAGACTATTTTGAAGTATCTTTTAATAATTCACAGATTGAATATAGACTTAGTTCTATAGAGAGTCCTCTGGCAACCATGTCTTTTCCTGGAGTAGGAGAAATGTTTTATGTAGGTGTAGACATAGACAGAATTTCCTCATATTTTGGAGATCAAGTATCTTCTTTCTTTGGAAATATTAATGCACTAAAACTTTATGTTGGTGGACAATCAACACTAGAAGAAACATTTGTTGGAAATATTTATAAGGTTGGTTTTTGCACTCCAAGAAACTACAATAAAATTCAACACCTATTTAGTCAAAGAGGGGTCCCAATAAAGTATGAGAATGTTTTTAATGAATTTTTAAATACTCTAGATGTTGAGTATAATTCTTTAGAAAGTTATTTTGGAACAAATCCTGCAGAGTGGGATTTAGTTGTTGATGGTGGAACAGTTGATGCATATCCATCAGAAGAGTTGCAATTACATACAGCAAGTTATACGTTATCTCCTTCAGAAAATTTTTCCCTATATTCTTTGGATATTGATATTCAGGGATACTGGGAAGACTATATACCGCTAACATATTTTGCACAATACGTCAAAGATAAAAAAAATAAAGAATACTATGACTTAGATTTTATTCAGTTTAATATAAATTATCCAGCACCGTCTATCACCACACTTAATGAACAATATAAAAAACCAGTTACGTCTTATATAACTTTTCAATATGTTGTAAATGGAGCAAATCTTCCAGAGTCCAACTTTATAAACACTCAGAATGCATTAAGCAGCAATATGGTTGAGCCAGGAAGTGAATGGATGACAACAAGGTATGAGGTAGTAGATAGTACAATTATCTATCCTCCAACTGATACAACGTTTCTAGATCTAGCAATAGTAACCCACCTTGATTTTAATGTAAAAGGCATATTAAAAAACAACATAAAGTTAAGAAATTTAGAGTATGCTTCACAAGCATTCAATTCAACATCTTCAAACCCAATTGGAACTAGATTTGGAAACAGTTTATATCCCTACACAAAGTCTGGATTTTATTATAGTTATAAGGATAGAAACCCGTTTACAATATATAAAGGAAGTTCTCCATACCTATATTTAACTAGATATAGTGGGATAGAAATAAAAGGTGCACAAGATGAATTAGTAAATCGTGGATTATCTATACCAATAAATAAAGAAACTGCGTCAAATTTTAAGGTTATTGCTATGCAAGCAGCAATCAGATATGATAAGGATCAATTCCCCTCAGATGCTGTAGAAATTTTTGAGGTTGAGTCAAGAAATAATCATATAAAATTTTATATGCAATCTATTCATCCAAATGGCAAAAGAGCAAAAATTTATGGAATTAATGCTAAAAGCGGAAAACTAGAAAATGGTATAGCATTTTATTTAAATGGAAAACTAGTTAAGGATCCTGTATTAACAACAAAAGAATGGTCATTTCTTGGGATATCCTTTTCTAACATTTTAGATTTTACAAATAGGGTTGGAGCAATTAATATTAATGGACCACTGACCTTTAATACAATATCCTATTATCAATCAACAAACTTGCAGGAAGTTCAGCAAGTTCAAACAAGGCCATGGTTTGCTGTAAAATACTCGCTTCCGCTTGAACTTGAGTGGGATTTTTGGAAATCTACTCCATTTTTATGGGAAGATGTATTAATTATTGCTTCAACAAGTTATTATGGGGTAGACCCAGAGACGGTATATAAGAGTTATACTGGAACAAATAAGATTATTGTAGATACAGAAAAGGTTTTTACGTTAAATAGTTACGAATATAACCTATATAACTCTATTTCCACGGTTGAAATAACTTCAAATGCTGTGTAATGTGGTATACTTATAGTTATGAATCCTGAGAATCCAAACAAAAAGCGTAAACAGTTGCCCAAGATGAAGGGGCAAGTTGGAGAGTCTAGAGCCAAGGTTATTGAAAAACATTATGACTGGGGACTATATGTTTACAAGAAGGCCAACGGTAGATGGTTTACGGATGGTAATGGATCAATTCTTAATATTGAATCTATGAAAGGTGACATTTCTCAAATTGCTAAACTTAGAGATGCTGCAAAATATTACGGGGATGAAGGGGATGGACAATGCGTCTTCGTACCAGGATTAACAAGAATTTCAGAAGAAGAATACTCAGAACAAAAACAGAGACTTCAAGAAGGTTTGATTCCATCTATGAATGACTTGGGGGCATGGAAGGCTGCTCAAGATACTTATAATAAGTATGGAAGTGAGGAATAATGTCTGAAGATAAATTTGAATATATTAGGGCTAAGGTTGACTCACCATTGCCAGAAGACGATACCTTTAGCAAGCAAGACCCATTTAATCAAACTTGGGATGTAATAAAAGATTTAAGTGGTTTGGACAATAACTTTAAAAGAAGAGCATCTCGTTTAGTTAAGACAGAGGCAACACAGGGATATATAGATAGTTCAAGAGCCGAAAGCACTGGACTGGATGGTGCTAGATCAAAAGAAATAAATGCTGGAACTATTTATAGAAACGCCTATGGACTTTTTGACGTAATAACTCCACCATGGAATCTTTATGAACTTGCAAGTTTCTATGACACATCCTTTGCCAACCATGCTGCAATTGATGCAAAAGTTGAAAACATTGTTGGGCTTGGATATGAGTTTAAGGTTTCTCCAAGAACAATGTTAAAGTTAGAGGCAGCAGAATCAAAGACTGCAGAAAATGCTAGAAAGCGAATTGAAAGAGCAAAGATTGAAATAAGAGATTGGCTTGAGTCATTAAATGATGAAGATTCCTTTACCACAACAATGGAGAAGGTTTTTACAGATCTTCAGTCAACAGGCAATGCCTATCTAGAAATTAGTAGAACCACTCGTGGAGAGATTGGATATGTTGGACATATACCTTCTACAACAATGCGTATTCGCAGACTTCGTGACGGGTATGTTCAGGTTATTGGAAACAAGGTAGTTTACTTCCGCAACTTCGGTGCAACAAACCCAAATCCACTTGGCACAGACACAAGGCCAAACGAAATTATTCACTTTAAGGAGTACTCACCACTAAACACTTTTTATGGTGTTCCAGATATTATGTCAGCAATTGGATCACTACATGGTGACCAACTAGCATCACAATACAATATTGATTATTTCCAGAACAAGGCAACACCTAGATATGTTGTAACTCTTAAGGGTGCAAAACTTTCAGCAGAAGCAGAAGACAAGATGTTTAGATTCTTGCAGACTGGTCTTAAGGGGCAAAACCACAGAACACTTTATATCCCACTCCCAGGAGACTCTGACACAAATAAGGTCGAATTTAAGATGGATCCTGTTGAAAATGGAATTCAGGAAGCATCGTTTAAAGAGTATCGTAAGCAGAACCGTGACGACATTTTGGTTGCTCATCAGGTGCCTCTTTCAAAAATTGGTGGTGGCGACTCTTCCGCAATCGCAGCAGCACTTGCTCAAGATAGAACATTTAAAGAGCAGGTTGCAAGACC